GAAGCATGGCAATAACATCGGCAATTTGTACAAGTTTTAAAGTAGAACTTTTAAAAGGAGTTCATAATTTTACAGCTACAACTGGTAACACTTTTAAAATAGCTTTATACACTAGCTCTGCAACTTTGGGTGCTAGCACAACTGCTTTTTCAGCAACTAACGAAATAACAAATTCGTCAGGAACGGCTTACACTTCTGGGGGAGCAACACTAACAAGTGTTACACCTACAACTGATAGTACAACTGCAGTTTGTGATTTTTCAGATGTAAGTTTTACATCCGCTTCTTTTACAGCAAATGGTGCTTTAATTTACAATAGCTCTGCATCAGGTAATCCTGCGTGTGCAGTAATCGCATTTGGTGCCGATAAAACTGTAACAAGCGGAACTTTCACGATTCAATTTCCAACAGCAGACGCAACTAACGCTATTATCAGGATAGCATAAGGAAGGCCTCCTTATGTCAGCAACATCAATTTGGGGTGGAGATGATCCACTCGTAGCATGGAATCAAAACTCATGGCAGTCTAACGTAGCAACTGTTTCACTAACAGGTGTGTCTGCAACAACATCAGTTGGAACAGTAAAATCTTTTCCTGAACAAGGTTGGGGCTCTGATAGTTGGGGTGATGAAAACTGGGGTGAGAGTTCTTTTACGGTTGAAGTTTCAGGTGTCAGTTCGACAACATCAATTGGTTCTGTAACTGTTTCAGCAGAAATAAATTCTGGTTGGGGTAGACAAACTTGGAATGCTAGTGGTTGGGGTATTCAAGGAACTATATTACTTGATGGTCAATCAGCAACTACAAGTGTAGGTTCAATATCTCCTGCTGACGTAATAGGGTTAACCGGAGTTTCTGCAACGACGAGTGTTGGATCTCCTACAATAATTGGTAATGTAACATTTGCACTCACTGGAGTTTCTGCAGGTGTAAGTATTGGCTCAGTATTTGCTGTTGATTCTGTAGGATTAACTGGTCAAGCAATGACCTCTGCAGTAGGATCTTTAACTCCTGCAGATGTAATGGGATTAACGGGAGTTTCTGCAACAGTTTCTCTTGGAACAGTAACAGACACAGGATCTTTAAGTTTAATACCATCTGGAGTATCTGCAACAACAAGCGTAGGTTCAATAACACCTGAAGATGTAATGGGATTAACAGGAGTTTCTGCAACAGCTTCTGTAGGAACATTAATAGTATCAGATATTATAATAGGGTTAACTGGAGTTTCTGCAACAGCTTCTGTAGGAGAAATAGGAATTCAAGCATATCAAGATATTGACACCGGTTCAAATACAGCGTATACAAGCATTGCAACTGGATCAAATACAAGTTATAGTGACGTTGCATAGGAGATAAATTATGGCATCAACATATACACCTTTAGGAGTAGAACTTCAGGCAACTGGAGAAAACGCTGGTACATGGGGAACAAAAACTAATACAAATTTACAAATTATAGAACAAATTTCTGGTGGATATATTGCAAAGAGTATTGCAGGTGGTGCACAAACTACTGCTTTATCTGTTTCAGATGGATCAACAGGTGCAGAACTTTCACATAGAATGATTGAGTTCACAGGATCTATTACAGGAAATCAAATTGTAACTATTCCACTTGATGTTCAAACTTTTTATTTTTTAAGAAATTCAACTTCAGGAGCTTACACAGTTCAATTTAAATATGCTTCTGGTTCAGGAGATTCTTTTACTTTTTCAGCTACAGACAAAGGGGATAAAATTGTTTTTGCAACAGCAAATGATGGTACAAACCCTGATATTGATACATTAGGAATTGGAACTGGTATATCAGATGTTGTAGATGATACATCACCACAATTAGGTGGTAATTTAGATACAAACAACAATCAGATTGTTACAACATCAAATAGAGATATAGATTTATATCCAAATGGCACTGGTGCCGTTGAAGTTGGTGGTAATACAAATCCAGGCACACTTATTCTTAATTGTGAATCTAATTCGCATGGGATTAAGCTTCAATCACCTGCACATAGCGCATCCCAAAGCTATACACTAAAATTTCCCACTGGAAATGTTACAGCAAATACACACTTAAAAGTAGAGAGTATTACGGGATCAGGAACTACTGGAGTAGGTCAATTATCTTTTGATTCTACAGTAGCAACAGTAGGAAAAAGTATTGCAATGGCAATGGTTTTCGGGTATTAATCTATAAGGAGAATAAAAAATGGCAACACCAAATCTTGTAAATATAGCAACACTTACACCCAAGAATGCTATGGGTACTTTAAGTGATACTAACAGAACTACTATGATTGATGTCCCTGCAGAAACTGCAGTAAGAATTGATACAATATTATTAGCAAACATTGATGGAACTAATGCTGTTGATGCAACAGTAGAAGTTAGTAACGACAATGGTTCAACTTATTATAAAATTGCAAGCACAATATCTGTGCCTGCAGATTCAACATTAGATTTAATTAGTAGACCAATCTACCTAGACGAAACAGATTTAATAGCTGTTACAGCAGGAGCTGCAAACGATCTAGCTTTTCATGTTTCATATGTAGAAATGGTTGATTAATTTTAAGGAGGAAAGATAATTAATGCCTAGAATAATTAAACCCGCATCAGGAACTTTTACAACAGCAGACATTACTGTTGACTCTTCTGGTAGAATTATTGCTGCATCTACAGGTACTGCAGGTGGCGGTAATATGGTAAGAACTTTTGATAAAGCTGCAGATGGAACTGCAACTTTTACTGCTCAACCAGGATCAAGCAAAATTCACGTTTATTTACGTGGAGCTGGTGGCGGCGGAGGTAGCGGCCAAGGTGGTCAGTTTGGAAAAAGTGGTGGAAATGGTGCTTTTGGTTTTTTTAATGTACCTATATCACAACCTTATTCAGTTCCTTACACATTAGGAGCAGGTGGAAGCGGAGGAGCTCCACCAAATGGAACAGGACAAGCAGGAGCAGCTTCTAGTTTTAATACAAATTTAGTCGCTAATGGTGGAAATGCAGGAGGAGGAACTCCTGGAAGTGATGGAACTAATGGAACTCTTCAAAATGAAACTTATGCTTTTATTGATGGTAATCCATTTACTGATTCATTACAACAAGTGTTCAAACCAGAAGGTATGGCTTTGGTAGAAGACACTTCTGCAAATAATAGATATCAAAATAATATATTTAGAATAGGACCCTCTTATTTACAAACAGGTGATATGAGAATGAGACTAGGTGGTCAAGGTGGAGTTGCTGGATGTGCACCTAATAATGATTATGTTGATACACCATCAACTAAAGCTAATCCAGGACAACCCGGTCAAAATGGTGGAGATGGATCATTAGTTGTTTATGAGGATATAGGATAATTTTATGGCTTACTTAGTTTTTAAAAATGAGGAAGGTTTAACTAGATCTGCTGGAACATTAATTAGAGCTGCAAAAACAGATGCTGATGTTCAAATAATTCATGGTGGAAACGCTAGTACAGTAAATCTTGTTGATATTACAGATGAAGAATATGACTCTTATTTAAAAGGAGATACTATTTTAAATGTAACAGCTGATTCACATTCTTTTGAAAACGATACTTTATTACCAATATCTGAACAAGATCCAACGGGACTTTTAAATCAAGAATCATTTGAAGCAAATTTAGAAGATTACAAAGAATCATTAACTAAACTTTTTCATAAAAGATCTACTCATTCTCAAATAGGAAAAATAACGAGTGCTATTGATTTTTTAACAAATTTAGACACATCAAGTATTTCTTATCCTACAGAAAACATTTATAATACATGTAGAAGAGCTGAGAAATTCGTTAATCTTCATTGTATATAATACTTTACTTTTTACATTAATTAAGTATATTTCTTATTAGAATTATGAAAGATAATATTATAGAATTTCTGTATCCTAAAAAAACTAAAACCATTCTTGAAGATGTTTTTCCAACAAAAGCAGTTCAAAATTTACCAGATTGGTATAAAAAAATAAAACATACCGTACAACAAAGAACTATAAAAGGCTGTAAACCTGTTTTAGATGCTTTAACAGCAGGTTATATTTTAAAAATGCCACAAGATTTTTATCTTAAACATAACCATGTTCAAGGAGATAAAAAAGATTCTTTTTTTAAATCTTCATATGGACCAGAAGCTGAAGCAATTAAAAATTTAAATTTAAATGTAAATACTGATTACCCTGCGATACATGACATAAAACAATTAGGTGGAAAAGAAGGAGGGTGTCCTTTGGTTAAAAAAAATAAAGATCTAAGTTTTTATAAAATAGTAAATCCTTTTAGAATTAAAACTCCACCAGGTTATTCATGTCTTTTTATACCTCCTTTAAATAATAAAGACGATAGATTTGAAATTATATCTGGTATAGTTGACACAGACACTTTTCCTACTTATATAAATTTTCCAATTATTATAAATGGAGATAAGTATCCTGTTTTAGAAACAATTATAGAAAAAGGAACTCCATATGTTCAAATTATACCTTTTAAAAGAGAAAGTTGGAAAAAAGAAATGAAAGAAGATAATGAAGAAAAATCAGTTAGTGTTTTAAAAATAGCTAGTAAAATACTACATAATTATAAAACTTTTTTTTGGAATAAAAAATCATGGAAATAGATAAATTTATTGGTGTATAT